GCTGCATCCCGACGACATGAGCGGCTACCTGCTGTCAGGTGAAGGCGGGGATGAGTGGGAACATCTGATGCTTCCCGTCGAGATCAAGGCGGATGAAGCCTATCCGGATGAGTTCACGCACGGGCGCCCGATTGACCACGGGCTCAAGCCGGGTCCGCTCTGGCCGGCCAAGCACACGGCAAAGCATATCGAGGTGCTGAAACACGACGAGTTCGTCTACTCGGCGCAGTACGCCCAACGACCGATCGCTCCGGGCGGGGCCATCTTCCGCGAGGAGCATCTGGTTGGCTGGGACGAGCTTCCGAACATGGTCCGGCGCGTCATCTACGCGGACACCGCGCAGAAGGACAAGGAGAAGTCGGATTACACGGTCTTCGCCTGCTGGGGGCTGGGCGTGGATGGCATCGCCTATCAGATCGACCAGATCCGCAGCAAGGTGAAGGCGGCGGACCTCAAGGCCACGGCGCTCACTTTCTGGCGCAAGCACAAGGCCGCAACCACCATCGCCTCCGGCCCGCTGACTGCGATCAAGGTCGAGGACAAGGTGTCGGGAACCCAGCTTATCCAGGAGCTTCAGCGCGAGGCTATCCCGGTCGTGGCCGTACCTCGACAGACCGACAAATACATGCGCGCTCAAGACGCGCTGCCGAGCCTGAATGCCGGGCTCGTTCGCTTCAATATGAAAGCCCCCTGGTGGAAGGAATGCCGCCAGGAGCTGACCCGTTTCCCCTCTGTCACCCATGACGATCAGGTCGATGTGACTGTGGACGCCATTGTGGATCTATGCGGGAACGGCAAGCAGATGTGGGAGGTGGTCTAGATGGCCGAAACTCAAAGCGGTGGTTCACCCATCGCGGTGGCGCGGCAGTTTGTGGCCGACACGCTCACCAACCTGACCTCCCAGCTCATGGCCGGGGCGGACAAGCGCCAGTTTGACAGCTACGGGCGGCGCATCATCAGCCCTCACGAGCTGGTGAACGCCTATACCGGCTCATGGGTGGCGAAGAAGCTGATCAACACCCCGCCTGAAGACATGGTCCGCGAGGGCCGCGCCTGGCAGGCGAACCCCGAAGAGATCAGCGCGCTCGAAGCCGTGGAATCCCGCCTGCAGCTGTTGGAGAAGGTCAAAAGGGCCAAGCAGTGGGCCCGGCTCTATGGCGGGGCCGCTCTGATCATCGGGACAGATGACCGGGATCTGCGCGAGCCGCTGGATCCGGCGAAGCTCAAGAAAGGCGGGCTCCGGTATCTGCACGTGGCGACCCGCTACCAGTTGGCGCGCGAGACTGAGGAGACGGACGTAGAGAGCCCGAACTTCGGCAAGCCCCGGCTCTGGCGCTACACGCCCCGTAATCAGGGTATTATGGGCTTCCTCAAAGGCGGGGCGATCATCCACGCTAGCCGCGTTGTCGTCTTCTCCGGTGATGAAATCCCTCCCGAGATGGATCATGAGGGCACGGGCTTCGGTGATAGCGTCCTGCAAGCGGCATGGGATGCGGTCCTCGATGCTGATCGCGCGGCGGCCATCGCAGGTACGCTGCTCTATGAGCTGAAGGTGGACATCCTCAAGACGGATGTGCGCACCGCCGCGGAGAGCGAAGCGGGGCGAGAAGGCATGCTCAGGCGTGCGAACCTCGCGGCTCTCGCCAAGTCCACGACCGGCATGATGCTGATCGACAAGAGCGAGGAGTGGGAATCACGCACGATCAACCTCTCGCAGGTCCCTGAGACAATCCGGCTGGCGCTTGAGAACGTGGCCGCTGCGGCTGACATGCCGGCGACGCGCTTTCTTGGCCGAAGCCCCCAGGGCATGAACGCGACAGGCGAGAGCGACCTGCGGAACTATTACGACGCCGTCGCGGTCTTGCAGGAGTCCGAGCTGACCCCGGCCATGGAAGTCCTGGATCGGTGCGTCATCGCGTCAGCGCTCGGCCCGGCCGCGCTCTCGCGTGCAGAACCGGTCTGGTATGAGTGGCGCCCGCTCTGGCAGCCGACGCTGAAAGAGAAACACGAGAACGCGAAGAGCCTGTCCGAAACGGCGGACAAGGCCGCAGCGTCGGGCCTCGTGCCGCTTGAGGCGCTGGCTGAGGGCTACAGGAACGCCCTCATCGAGAGCGGCCTCTTTCCGGGTCTGGGTGACAAACTGGCTGAAATTTCGGATGCGGATGCCAAGGCCATCCGGCGCCCGCTGAACTCGGCTGACGCGGAGAAGATGGTCAGGATCTGGCAATCGGGCGCCGCAACGCTTGAAGACACCTTCGAGGTGATGAAATCAGCGGGTCTCCTGAGGCCGGGCCTGACCTTCGAGCAGTATCAGGCCGAACTGGAAGACGCAGGATCGGGCGACGGAACGGGAGTTTGATATGGCCGCACCCAGCCCGAATGAGGCCCTGCACAGCGCGGGCGTAAAGCATCAGATCGGGCTCCTGCGTCTGTCAGAGGCCACGATACGGCAGATGATCGCCCTGCTGCGGGGTGTTGAGTCCGACCTGCTCGACCGACTGGCGGTTCTCGACCCCGAGAGCGCTTCGGGCGCGCGGCTCCAATCCATCCTCGATGAGGTGAGGGGGATCATCAATGACGGCTATCGCAGCGTCTCCTCCGCTCTCGCCAAGGAGATGGAGGCGCTGGCGGGTTATGAGGCCGGCTTCCAGTCGCGCCTGCTCAACGGGCAGCTCGGTTTCATGACCGCGCGCCCGCCGCTTCCGAATGTGATTGCGGCGGTCAACGCGCGGCCCTTCCAGGGGCGGCTCCTGCGCGAATGGCTTGGTGATCTCGACGCCTCGGCGGCGCGGCGGGTACGAGACACCATCCGCATGGGCGTGATCGAGGGCGAGACGAACGCCCAGATCGTTCGCCGCATCCGCGGAACCCGCGCCCAGCGGTATCGGGACGGGGTGATGGAGATCAATCGGCGCGGGGCCAAGACGATGGTGCGCACGGCGGTCAACCACACGGCCAACGTCGCGCGTGAGGAGGTCTACGCCGCAAACGCCGACATCATCGGCGGCGTCATGTATGTGGCCACCCTCGACAGCCGCACGACGCTCACATGCGCCAGTCTCGACGGGCGGGTGTTCCCCATCGACAAGGGGCCGCGCCCGCCGCAGCACCTCAACTGCCGGTCCACGACCGTGCCCGTGCTCAAGGGCGTGGATCCACCCTCGAAGACGAGCTTTGCCGAATGGTTCGCCAATGCGGGCGAAGAGACGCAGAGGGAAGTGCTGGGCGCGGGCCGTTACGCGCTGTGGAAGCGGGGGGAGCTGTCCATAGACCGCTTCGTCAATCGAGAGGGACGCGCATGGACCCTGGCTGAACTTTCACGCCGAGAGTCCGCCGCTTTCAATCTGGCGGGGCTGACAGCAGAGGGCTAGGGTGTCGCCCATGCCCAGAAAGAAGCTCGAAGAACCGTCTCGCCTGCGCGTGGTCAGCAGCAACGAAAAAGCCGAGCGGCAGCCGATCACGCTGACGCTGTGTCGGGTGTGTGAGCGCGATACGGGGGTGGCGACCAATCTGTGGCTCGACGCTCTGGCCTCAGCGTATATGGACAAGCGGCTGAAAATGCGCGGCGGCGGCAAGGCGCGGGTCTGCGCCTATTGCCTGAGCCGCGGCAAGGTCACGCTGTTCTGATCGGGGAAACCGAAGCCTTGATGGCATCGCCTTTCTCGACCTGGGCCTTGCTCAGCTCGTAGCCCATCTGAAGGTTCATCCAGAACTCGGGCGTGGTGCCGAAGAAGCGCGACAGGCGCAAAGCCATGTCAGCATCGCAACGGCCGCCCTTGAGGAGGCGCGACACTCTTTGTCGATCAACCCGCAGACGCTTCGCCAGCGTTGGAGCCTTCAGGCCGAAGTCCTGCATGAAGTCGGCAAGATGCGCGCCCACGGGCTCGGTCGGGATGAGGTGTTCACGAGGCATGAATTCTATAATAATTGAGACGCCTTTGAACGCGAGGGGCATCAAGCATTGCGGCGTCGAATCCATAGGTGCTGACCTCGGTGACTAATGTGTCTCGACCCGTCATGCGGACCCTGACGCGAAAGCTATCTGAACGCTGGATCTCATCCAGGAGACGTTCGGGGTCATCCACCCAGCATGCATTTCTCATGCAGTTCCCAGCGGAGCTAGTTTCGGAGCCGAAACGAAAATCGACCCCCAACATTCTCGCGCCTTCTGGCCCGCTGACGGCGATTTCCAAGCCATCAGCCGCGCTGTCTGCGATAATCAAAACAGTTTCGCGCGGGCCAAATCCGCCCCCCGAAAGCCCGCGAGCGATTGAACAAGTTTCCGCGCCGTCAAATTCATCGTAGGTGCAGCCGCCTCGCCACTCAGGAATTACCGGTCCGCACGCCCACAATGCGAACGCCAATATCACTGCAAACTTCTTCATCCCGCCCTCCAGATCGAATAGCGAAGATGAATGAAGAGCGAGCGCGATGCAATCATCAGGGCGCAAAGCGGCACCATATGCACTCGACAGGCGATGTTTGGACGTTCACTCTCCCGCCGAAACGGGAGGCTGCCATGTCGATTTTTGCGATGATCAGAAAGTTGTTTAAGCGAAAGAGGGTGCAGAAGGTGCAGCCAGCACCGCTCAAGCCCGAGCCTAAGCCTGAGCCTAGGCTGTGCGCGTGTTGCCACGCCAATAGCGCTACAGCCACGGGAAGCGCCGTGTTGTGTGGGCTGTGCGAAGTGATGAAAGCGGAGGAGGGCAGGCGGTATCTGGAGATAGCCAACGAATCGCTGGCGATAGTCGATAACTCGACGAATGTTGCAACGCGATTGTCTCGCCTGCGGGTGGCCATCGAGAATTTAGCGAGACTTGAGCCTATGTCTGAGTGGGGGCTGGTAAAAAGCGATGTCCCGCTTTCTCAGGAACGTTATCGTCTGGAGCGACTTGCTGAGACCATCGCAGCAGAATACGTCGCCGAAATCACAGAGGGCGCCAGGCAAAAAGCCGAAAAGGCAGCTAGTGATAAGGGCCGTGCGCTAGCCTATGACAGGGCACACGCGAAACTCTCAAAGCTCTACCGTGACGAGGCCTGGCTAACGATCTTGGGCGACGCGATTGAGTCCCTAGAGGCGGAACGTGATCAGCTGCTCGGTGGCGGGCAAACACAGCCGTCTTCGTGAAAGGTGACGCCCGCCTCAGTTAGTGCTTCGCGCATGGCGTTAAGGCTGCTCACTCGAACGTCTCCGCCGCCCTCAAAGCGTACGACAGTATTGAAGGAGACCCCAGCTTGTTCAGCTAGATTTCGGGTCGTCCAAGACAGGGCGGCACGGGCCATACGGGATTGTTGAGCGTTCATGTGGCGTCAAATACCCCAAAAAAGGGTTGACTGCAAGTTTTATCAGAATACTCTCAATTGGCGTCGTTGACGCAAAACGGCCCGACGCGGTGTTGGCGCACCGAGCCGGGCCTAACCCAAGCCACCGATCTAATACGGAGATCGACATGACCCAGGCTGACGCCTCCAATAGCCCATGCGCGGCTTCTGTGAAAGCACGCGCCCTCCACTCTGCCATGACCGCACATACGCGTATGGATGCGGATATGGCCCGCGCCGCACGAGACGGGATCACACAACCCACGGACCCGCTCCGGCATCTGGCTGACGAGATCGAATCCCTTCTCAAGGCGGCAAGCTTCGCAGAGGCTCAAAGCGGCGAGGGGGCACACTTTCTCGTATGCCTGGCCTCGGCGGAAGCGCAGGCCCTGTCTGTGGCCACAGGCGCTGAGGCCAAGCGAGCGGCCCGCGCGCTGCACCGATGCCTCTGGGGCGTCCGCCTGTGGCTGGAAGCGGGTGGAAACACCGTGGATGGAGACCTTGCCGATTACCTGATGAGCGCCCGCTTGGCGCCGAAAGGGGCGGCGCAATGAGTGCGGCTGAACAGAAGAATCCGGACCCGGTCGCCGAAGCCGCGGCTCGCGCCCTGGATGATGCGCGCGGGGATCTGCATGATGCGGCTGCACGGCTGGAAACGGCGGTTCGTCATAGTGACAGCCTCCGTTCGGCCCTGACCGAGCCGTTGATCCGCGCGGCGTGTGCGGATGCGGTGAGAGCGCAAATGCGCAAGCACCGCGCCAGTGTCTGGTCACCGCCCAGCAGCAAGAGCGCGAAATCAGGACCCGCAGCCGCCGCATCCGATCGCGGCCGCGTCATCGCGCTCTCACGGGGCACGTTGATGAGTTTTCCCTTGCCTGGGGGCGTGGTGCTGGCGGACGCGAAGGCCGAACACGTCGCCAAGGCTGCAGATTTCTACGAAGCGCAGGCGGGTGATATGGCGCACAAGGCGCGCTGGCTGCGGCTTGTGGGGCAGCACTTGCAGGGAAAGCGGCGTGTCTCCTCCTGCCTGAGCGAGCGGCGGTTGCGCGAGCTGCAGGAGGCGGCGAGCCATGCTTGAGCAAACGAATTTCGAGATCGCGGGAGCGACCCGCGGCGGTGCTGACCAGCAATCAGGTGATACCCACGAGAATGTTGTAAGCACCGCAAACCTCCCCGCCGCAAGCGGGGTCGGGGGCGACCATTGTAAGCGTGACATCCATTCAAGGTGTGTCGCCCCCGAACTCATCGCCGAACTGATCGAGCAGTGGCGCCGTCGACAGGCCTGGCACCGGGCCGAGAAGTCACTGACCCTCCAGGCGAAAGCACTGTGTCGCCGCTTGGTCGGCGGCGACAAGGCCGAAGCCGAGCGGGTCTACAAAGCCGCCCTCGGCAAGGGTGAACACGATCTGGGCGAGGTGGCGTTCGGCGCGATCTTTCCGCTGTCCGAGGCCAAGACGGTGATCGAGGGTCAGCGCAAAGCCGTGGAGAAGCGGCTGGAGAGGCTGGCCAAGAGCCTACATGTCTGGCCGTGGGTGGAAGGTGTTCGCGGGGTCGGCCCGCTGAGCCTTGCCGCCATCATCGGGGAAGCGGGTGACCTCAGCGCCTATGACGGACCCGCTAGACTTTGGAAGCGCATGGGCCTGGCCGTGATCCAGGGCGGGCGTCAGCGCCGCGTGACGGGCGATGCGGCTTTGGAACACGGATACAATGCCGCCCGCCGTTCGGTCATGTGGAACATTGGCGCCTGCATGATCAAGGCCGGTGGCGTGTACAGAGGGATCTACGACGAGCGTAAGGCCTATGAGTCCGAGCGTGTCGAAACCAAAGGCCATGCCCACAATCGGGCACAGCGTTATATCGAGAAGCGTTTCGTCCGCGACCTGTGGGTCGCGTGGCGACGGGGCGGCCAGTTGTCGCCTGATACCCAAGGGAATCGTGCCGCCCCGACCTGATTGAACCTGCGGCGGCCATAGGTGCCGTGTAACCCATATATCGATTGCCGCCGCAACGGCCCCGCTCTCTCCGGAGGGCGGGGTTTTTTCATGGAGATGATCATGCCCATTGAGTTCTTTGACGCGCTCCCCCTGGGGGATGCGCGCGACACCAGCGATGGATATCTGGTGGCGGATGCGCGGTTCGCGCGCACGGGCCTTTACGAATACGCCGGCGTCGAACTCGGACGCCCAGACTTGCAGACCGTGCGTGTCTACAGGCCCGAGGGGGCGGTCTTCGATAAAGCGGCGATGGGCTCGTTCGCCCACCGTCCTCTGACCAACGACCACCCGCCCGAGCAGGTGACGGCGCGGAACTGGAAGACGTTCGCGATCGGTCAGACGGGAGGCGAGGTGGCGCGCGATGGAGACTTCGTGCGCATCCCCATGATTGTCATGGACGCTGACGCCATCGCCTCTGTCAAAGAGGGCAAGCGCGAACTCTCTGCAGGCTATGTCTGCGACCTCGACTGGACGGCGGGAACGACGCCAGACGGTCGGGCTTATGACTGCGTGCAAACCGGAATCCGGGGCAATCACATTGCTCTGGTCGATAAGGGCCGTGCCGGCCCTTCCTGCCGCATCGGGGACGGGCGAACCCCGGCGCGGACTGAGACCCAGCCATCGCCCGCTCCCGACAATAACACAGGAGGTCAGGACATGGCCGACAATAACCGGAGTGTCGTGGTCGACGGCATCTCAATCCTCATGAGCGATCAGGCGGCCCAGGCCGTTGGCAAGCTGCAGAGCCAGCTGTCGGACGCTCAGAAGTCGATTGAGACGAAGGACGGTGAGATCGACGCGCTCAAGGCTTCACACGCCAAAGAGATCGAGGCGAAAGACGCCAAGATCAAGGAGCTGGAAGCGGTTGCGACCGTCGAGGCTCTGGATGCGGCTGTGGCCGAGCGCACTGCGCTCCTCGACCAGGCCAAGCCCTTCCTTGCGGACGGCTATGACCCCAAGGGCAAGTCGAACGGCGACATCCGCGTGGATGCGCTGATCGGCGCGGGTGTGCTCACCGATGAGACGGCCAAGGCAAAGTCGGCTGAGTACATCGCCGCAGCTTTCGACACGATGGTGTCCAGCGGCCAGCGCTCTGACCCCATCCAGCGCGTGGTGGACAGCACCCCTGCGCGGTCTGGCGACGGTTCCGCGTACGACAAGCACCGGAAGAGCCTTTCCGATGCTTGGAAATCCCCGCAACCCACTCAATAGGAGCCCACTATGGCTGTGGTCCAATCCACCTATACCGAGCGCCAAGGGACTGCGGTCCTCGGCGCCATCGCGACCTCGGATGCGCACGACATCATCGCGCGCACCGTGGAAAATGCAGACGGCATCGGCTTCGGCCAGGTCGCCTGCCAGGGCGCTGGCGACAATGGCGTGGTTCCCGCATCTGAAGCCAGCGGCACGCCGGTCTATCGCGGCATCACGCTGCGCGATCAGGCTCAACCGCCTGAGGCTGAAGACACCTACCGTCGCTATGACAGCGCGCGCGTTATGCTCAAGGGCACCGTCTGGGTGACCGCGGGTGCGAACGTGTCCGCTGGCGATCCGGTCTACTTCGTGCCGGCGACGGGCGTCATCACCAACGTGGCGACCGACAACATCGCCATCCCCCGCGCAATCTTCGACCAGTCCGCCCAAAGCGGAAATCTGGTCCGTCTGCGCCTGCAATAGGAGAACGCGGACAATGTATTCGCATCGCTTTTTCAACGACAGCCAAGCCGCGCTGTCTTTCATGATCTCGCAGGCTTCGCGCATTGAGTCCGAAGTCTACGAGATCCAGTACCCGGATATTCAGTATCCGGGCCTCATCCCGGTGGACACGACCGGTCCCGAATGGATCAAGTCCGTGACCTTCTTCAGCCTGGACAAGACCGGCTCGGCTGACTTCATCAACGGCGGCTCGAACTCGATGCCGCTCGCGAACACGCTCCGCGACAAGCACGAGGAGCAGATCTACATGGCTGGCCTCGGCTACGAGTACGGCACTGAAGAGCTGGCTCAGGCACAGATGGCGGGCGTCAACCTCAGCTCGGAGAAGGCGGACGCCGCACGCCGCGGCTCTGAAGAGTTCGTGGATGACATCGCTCTGCGCGGTCACACCCAAACGGGCATGCAGGGGCTGATCAATCACTCTGCGATCACGAAGGTGTCTGCCCCCAATGGCGCCAGCGGCACCGCGACCTGGCCGACCAAGACGCCGGATGAAATCATCAAGGACGTGAACTCGATCCTCGCCGGGATCTGGATCGGGTCTCTCACGGTCGAGATGGCGGATACCCTGCTTCTCGATCTTCAGACGCTGGTGGACATTTCCACCCGGCGTATCCCCGACACCTCGATGACGATCCTCGACTATATCCGCGAGAAGAACGTCTACACGCTGCAGACCGGTCAGCCGCTGACCATCCGGGGCGTGCGCGGTCTCGAGACGGCGGGCACCGGCAGCACCCGGCGCATGGTCGCCTATCGCCGGAATCCGAGCGTGCTGAAGCTGCACATGCCGATGCCGCACAAGTTCCTTCCGGTTTGGCAGCACGGCCCCATGGCGTTCATGGTGCCTGGCATCCTTCGTCTGGGCGGGCTTGAAATCCGTCGCCCGGGTGCGGCGCGTTATGTGGACGGGATCTGATCATGGCTTTTACGATCACGAACAAATCCCGCAGTCCGCTGGTCCTTCACGATGAAGAAGGCCAGTCCATCACCATCGCGCCGGGCGGTGAGGCGGAGGCCAAGAGCTTTTCGCTGAAGCATCCCGTCCACGCGGCGCTCAAGGAGGCCGGCGAGATCACCGTCGAAGGCGAGGCGGAGGCCGACATTGCCAAGGACGCCGACGCTGGCAAGGATGAGGGCGATCAGGAGTTCGCATCCTGGTCGAAGTCGCCGGAGAGCTACGAGATCGGCGGCAAAGCCGTTCCCGCCGTGGACGTGCTGAAGCTCGCCGCCGAGAAGGCTGAGGCCGACATCACGGCCTGGAATGCCCTCACCGTGGCCAAGCGGAAGGACTTCGTCGAAGCGGCAGTCGCCCAGCTTCAGGCGGACGCCGACGCTGGCAAAGGCGAGGGTGAGGGCGAGGGCGAGGGCGGCGGCGAGTAGCGGCCACGCCATAGACGACAGCCTGAAACAAAGAGCGGGGCCGTCTCCAGTTGCTGGGGCGGCCCCGCTCTTTTCTGGGTTCTGAGAAGGATTTGACCATGCCCCTGACCGTGAAGACGAAACCCGGCCTCATGGAGGCGGGCAACAGCTATCAGACCCTCACCGAATTCATGACGGCGCTCGCAGAGCGCAATGCCGCCGAGGGCGTGGAGGAAATCCCTGCAACCGCAGCCTTGATCGAGGCCGCGACGTATATTGATGGGACATACAGTTTCCCCGCTGCGCTCGACACGGTTCCGGCGCCGCTGAAGCTCGTTTCCACCCTGCTGGCGCAGCAGGCGCTCGAAGGCCCGCTTGAGCCGATGGATCAGAGCCAGAGGGTGCGCAAGCGTGACGAAAGCGTCGAGGGCGCGGTCAAGGACGTGACGGAGTATTTCGAGCCGTCGAGCATCCGCGAAGGCCGGGTCTATCCGCTTGTCGATCGCATCATGATCCAGCTTGGGGCGACGCGACAGGGGCAAGGCCCCGTGGGCGCTCTCGTCTTCGCATCCGGAGGCGATTATGCCGGGCAAGTATGAGGACCAGGCGCGCGGGGTCCGCGAGCAGTTTGAAGCGAAGGGCGCAATGCTGAAGCTCTGGCGTTATCCGCTGGCGGCGGATGAAGCCGCCAATGATGGGGCGGGAGAGCATCCGCTACTGGCGGACTATTCCGATCAGACCAGCGCGGGCGAGAACGATGCGCCCACCCCCTATGACATCGCGGTGATTATCAGCCCCGCTTCCAAGGGGACGGTCGAGGCCTTCGACGTCCGGCTCAAGGGGCAGACCCTGATCGAGACACACCTGCGCGCACTCAAGATCGCAGCCTTTGGCCTGGAGGTGCAGCCGCGCCCCGGTGACGGGGTGGATTATGACGGCGAGCGCTGGCGTCTGATCGGCTGCACGCCCATCGGTCCTGATGGCCACGCCATCTTCTACAACGCAGCAATCCAGAGGGCGTGATGGACGGTTTTGGAGATGATGTCGGCGGGCTCTGCGATCTTCTGGACGCGCGTGTGGACGCGATGATCCGCGGTACGGCCCTTGAGGTGCTGAGCCGGGTGGTGATCCGCACGCCCGTTGATGAAGGGCGCGCGCGCGGCGACTGGATGATAACGCTGGATTCGCCTGATCGCGCGCCCACGGGGATAGCCGACAAGAACGGCAGCGATACGATCATGCGCGGGATCCTGGCCTTGCCTGTTGGCCAGACCGCAGGCCGCGACATCTACGTCACCAACACGATGCCCTACATCCGGCGCCTTGAGCAGGGCCACTCCAAGCAGGGCTCACACATGATCGAGCGCACGGTCAACGAACTCCCTGAGATCGTCGACAAGGCCGCCCAGGCGGCGCGCGCGGCTTACCCCTAGAGGAGAGCGAAGATGAGCCTCACAGCCGTGGAAATGGCGCTGCTCGATCACCTGCGCGGCGGCGGTCTCAATCTGCCGATCGCGTTCCAGGGCGAGAGCTTCAAACCCGACCCCGAACGAGCCTATCTGCGGACCACTTTCCTGCCGGCCGACATCAATGAAGCCGAGCAGGAGACGGGCGCAGAGGCCGGGATCCGGCAGACAGGCTCCTACGTCATCACGGCGCTGTATCCCGACAAGTCCGGGCCTGGGCCCGTGCGGCTGATGGCGGATCGTGTGGAGCGATTGTTCAAGCGCCGCCAGAAGCTGCCAGCCGTTGCTGGTGAGGTCGGCTTCACTGTCAGCCTCACCTCCACATCGAGGGGCGTTCTCCTGACCGAGGATGGCCGCAACAGCCTGCCCGTGTCTGTGCGCTGGCTCACCCACAGGCCCGCCTGATCCCAACTTCAGACCCGCCCACCCAGCCCGGCTAGATGCCGGGCTTTTTCTTGTGTCGCAACGAAGAGGAGGCCCACATGGCCGCGACCGCTCAAACCACTCCTGCGTCCGGTGCGGCGCTCCAACTTGGCCGTATCCGCGAGGCGGCATTCGGCGCCACGCCGGACACGCCGACGCTGACCGCAGTCCGGAAGACTTCGCTGCAGATGGCGCCGAATGTCGAGAACTTCATCTCCGACGAGACCAACGCCAATCGCGTCGTCACTGCCATCCGCAACACCTATCTGGGCCCGGCGTTCCAGATCAATTCGCCGCTGATCTACGGCAACTCCGACTCCCTGATGGAGCAGGCGCTTCTCAACGAATTCGATGGCAACTCGCTGACTGAAGGCAACGTCTTCCTCAGCGACACGCTCGAAGGCTTCTATGCGGACGCGTCCACGCCCTTCTACCAGATCATTCGCGGCGCCGCCGTGCAGGGCATGACGTTCAATTTCGACAGCGGCGGCCAGAGCGCGGCGACGGTCCAGTTCACCGGCATCGGCAAGACCTGGGATGTGGCCGAGGCTTCTGTGAGTGCGAGCGCCTACAATGCAGCGCCGACGACTGAGCCGATGGTGGGCGCGGAATCCTCCATCGAGATCAATGACAGTGTCCACACGGTCGTGTCCGGATCTCTTACGGTGACCCCGCAGCTTGAAGCCCTCCGCGCTCTTGGGAACAAGGGTCCGGCCTTCATCGCCGCCAATGGCAACCGGACGGTCACCGGGCAGCTCGTCGCTTACTTGACCGACAAGACCTGGCTGCAACGCCTGAAAGACGGTGAAGCCTTCAAGGTCTCGTACGGAGTCGCGGACGCGGAATCTGGCGGCAACTCCTACGCCTTCACGGTCGCCACGGCCAAGGCCACGAATGTCCGCCCTGATGAGGGGGCCGGCACCACACGTGTGACCATCGACTGGCAGGCGTTCAACGCCGCTGGCGGCTCCACGCTCTCGATCACGAAAACCGCAGCCTCCTAATCCCACACCGGACGGGTTCGCCTGAGCCGGTCAGTCAGCGCGCGTCCCTTCAGGGTCTGGGGGCGCGCGCTGGCGTTTTCGATCCACACCAGACCCTGAGGACAAGACCCATGGACTTCAATCAATTCGAACGCCTCTATGAGGACACGCCCATTCCAGTGACTCTAGCTGGCCCTGATGGGAAGCTGTTGGTCAGCAAGATCGACGGCAAGCACATCATCTGGGACCTGCTCCCGCCTGATGCGCCGAGCGTGGTGGCGCGCTGTGATGAGATCGACGCCCAACAGCGCATCAAGCAAGAGGAGGGGAAACTCACTGCCGAGGACCGTCGCTTCTATGAAACCCAGCGTCTCGCCGCGCTTGTTGATGACTGGTCTGAAAACTGGACGTGGAACGGCGAGGTCCTGCCCTGTAACCAGACGAACGCCGAGCGGTTCCTCGCCTCCAAAGCGGGGAAGATGCTGCGGGGTTTTTTGCTGGTCTGGCGGCGCAGCAACGAGCTGGCATGGTCCGCCTTGCAGAGGCAGCCAGGGACTACGGGAGCTGGCGTGGACGCCTCGACCGAAAGCACCCCGAAAACGGCCTCACCGGGGAAGAAGAACTCAAGATCGCGGCGCGCTACGGCGACGAAAACGCAAAGCGCATCCTGAGGCAGCCTGAAGGCGCGCCGGACCTGCACAAGGTCATCAGCCTCTGGCGGGACATGTCGCTGGGGCGTCAGTCCGGGGCCAGGGGCGCGGCGCCGCTCTCATGGGCGGATGCCAGCGAGTATGGCCGAACGATGGGGCGACAGCCGCCCCGTCACTGCCTGCGCGCCGTACTGGTCTGTGACCGCGCCTATCTCGCAGAGATCTTCGCCTGACAACCGCCGCGCCATCGGGTGCGGCGGTTTTTTCTTACTCATCGCTGGAGGGTTTGCACGTGTCGAGTACGGTTACCGCATCAGTTCACATCGACAACAACGCCCCCGAGGTCAGGGCCGAACTCAAGAAACTGGCTGATGAGTCCAAGAATGTCGAACGCTCGACGAAGGCTCTCGCCAACGCCGTCAAGCTGGCCTCGCAAGAGCAGCGGGCGCAGGCTCGCGCCGCGACAGAAGCCGAGCGGGCCGCACGCCGTGAGGCGGATGCGAAGGCCCGCGCTCAGACGGCTGACCAGGCGTATGTCGCTCAGCTCGGCCAGAACACGCTCCGGCAGCGCGAACTCGTCGCCGCCCTCAATCAAGGCGGGGATGCGGTCGCGCGCTATGGGCGCCGCTGGAGCGTGATCGACGCCCAGATGGGACTGTCAGAGCGTGCGACTGCTGAGCAGCGCCGTGAGGTCGAGCGCCTGGCGATTGAGATGTACGAGGCCGAGCGCGCGGTCGATGCCTTCAATGACGAACAGGAGCGCACCCAACGCCAGAGCCAGCTGCTGGCGACGGGCATCCGCTACGCAGCCGCAGCAGCCACGGGCTTCATCGTCGCGCTCGGCGGGCGGGAGGTCCTGCAGACGGCCGACAATATCGAGCGTCTGCGCGGGCGCATCGATCTCTACACCTCTTCGGCCATGGAAACCGTCGCCGTCATGTCGGAGCTGTTTGACCGCTCCGTTCAGATTGGGGCCGTGGTCACGGCTTTGGGTGAGACCTATGCGCGCCTGGCTCCGGCTCAAGAGGCGCTGAATCTCTCGAACGAGAAGATGCTCGACGTCACCGAGGCGGTCGCGACAGCCTTTCTCGTTTCCGGAGCCAGCGCGCAAGAGGCCGAAAACGCAACCATTCAGCTTAGCCAGGGTCTCGCCTCCGGCGTCCTGCGGGGCGAGGAATACAATGCCGTCTCCGAGCAGGGCGCGCGCCTGACGCAAGCCCTCGCGCGTCAGCTGAATGTCTCCACCGGTGAACTGCGGGAAATGGCGGCGGCCGGTGAACTCACGGCGGACGTGGTGGCGAATGCGTTGATGGCGGAGCTGCCGCGTCTGCGCGAGGAGGCTGAACAGCTTCCGGTCACGATCGGTCGGGGCTTCACCAGCCTGCGGTCTGCGATTTCGGAAACGATCTCCCTCGTCAATGAAAAGACGGGCGCGACCTCGACGATTGGCGAGATTTTCCGCGACTGGGCTCTGGCGATCTCGGAATTCAATGATCGCCTCGCGGAAACAGATGTCGAGACGCTTGAGAGAATTGTGGCTCTTCGTGATAGCAGGGCAGAGGAAGGGCTCAGCGGCGCGGAACGCTTCCTCGCCGCGTGGCGTGAAGCCGCTGAGCTGGACTTCCAGATGCGCGTTTACCAGTTGCGAGCCGCTGGCGTCGCGCTGGTTGATCTGGGAGAAGGCGCCGCTGAGGTCACACGCAATTTCTTTTCTCTCGAAGCTGAACTCGCTAGCCTCGATGAGCAAATCGCTGAGCTTGAGGCCAGCACCGCTGCGGCCAATGACCAGGCCCTGGAGCCCGCCGACCCCGAAGAAATCGCGGATGCCACTTCGGCAGTCAGCAGTTTTGTCGACGCCCTCAATGAGGAGATCGAGGCCACCGGCCTTTCGGCTGAAGCACTGGCCGTTCTCCGGGCTGAACGCGAACTCGGCCGGGATCTGACGGAGGCGGAAGCCGAAGCGATCCGGGACCGGGCGCGTGCTCTGGAAGAGGCCCGCCAGGCGGAACGTCGTCAGGCTGAAGCCGAGCGTCTGGCCGAGCGCAGCCGCGAACGCAGTGAAGCGACTCGTCAGGAGATTGCCGACACTGAGCGCCTTCTGGATGCGGCCTATGATTCCGTGGCCGCTTACGATGCTGTCTCCGCTGCGATCGCACGAGAAAATCAGGTGCGGCGCGAGGGTCTGGATCTGACCTCAGCAGCGGGCCTCGCTCGCCTGCAGGAGTTGGAAGACCTCGACCTTCTCGAAGACAAGCTCGAAGCCGTCAACGAGGAACGGGAGCGTGAAAGCGAAGTCTTGCGTGAAGGAAAACAAGCGCGGATCCGGGCCGCTGAGGAGGCGCGGCGAGAGCTGGCTCAGCTAGCCCGGGAAGTCGAGAAGACCTCTGATCAGATCGCGGGTCTCATCGGTGAGGGAATGATCAACGGGTTTGATGATGTGCTCCCGAAGATCGAGCGCATGCTCATCCAGTGGGCGGCGCGGCTGGTGCTCTCACCTGTCATCCAGCCGATAGTCAGCGGCTTCGGCGGTTTGGCTGGCATCGGCGCCGGTCCCGCTGCGGGGCTTGGCTATCTGGGCGCCGCTGGCGCAACTGCCGGCGCTGGTTCGGCAGCAGGGTTGGGCGGTCTCGCCTCCGGGTTCGGTCTGCAATCCATTATGGGCGGGCTTTACAACGCCCAGATCGGAGCGGCCACCACCTTCGCCGGGCTCGGTCAGGGTGTGGGCAGATTCCTGGGTCTGGGTGTGGGCGCACAGTCTGTTCTCGGGAATATCGGCGGCGTGCTCGGCAATGCCTCTCCTTATGCCCTGATTGGGTCCGTCCTCGGCGGTGCTCTGGGCCTGCAAGGCTCAGGGAATGCGCTGCTCGACGGTGGGCTCAATCTGGGCGGGGCTGTAGCCGGTCAGGCCTTGGGCGGCTCTCTCAGCTTCCTCGGCGCTGCTGGCGGGCCCTTGGGCGCCGTCATCGGCTCTGTTCTTGGTCAGGCCCTCAGCGGCGTGTTCGCGGACAAGGACTATCCCTACGCCCGCTCTGACATCGCAATCCGCAATGGTCGCGCGGTCAGTGTCGGCGGGGAGAGCCTTGACGGCGGCTCGCTGAGTGGAGCCGAAAAGGCGGTGATCGAAGCCATCAACGCTGCTCTCGGTGCATTGGGTGTCGCCTCTGACTTCAGCGGCGGCGGCACCACGTTCGGGGTTGCGTCCGGGCGCTCCGGCGCCTTGGGTGATGGCTTCTTCGCTGGCAGTGGCGGTGGCTTCGCTGGCGGCGCCACCTTCACCGGCATTGACGATCCAGAGGAAGCGGCCAAGCGCGCGGTGGCGTTCGCCATCTCGCAAGCCGTCGAGAATGGAGCGCTTGGCTATGAAACGTTCGGAGCGCGGCCCTTTGACCGGGCAATGGGCGTCTTCGAGCAGAACGACTTCGACATTGACGCTTCGGTGGCGGACCTGAACTTCATCAAGGATTTCGAGAGCACGCTCCTGAGCCTTGAGGGATCGACGGAAGCCTTCGGGGATAGCATCCGCGCGAACGTCAAAGCGCAGCTTGACGCCACTCTGGGCCCGCTACGGGACTTCCGGGACAGGGCGGAAGAACTGGGCCTGTCGTCAGAGCGTTCAGATGAGGCGATCCGTACTTTCGTCGAAGGGCTGCTTGGCCTGAATGAAGGCGAGAGCCTGAATGCAGCTGAGCAGGCCATAGAAGCCATCAACGCCAAATTCGACGCTCTTGCAGAAGCGGCATCGGAATTTGGCGTTTCTCTCGATCAAGTCGAGCAAGGCCGGGAGAAGGCGCTTCAGGGTCTTCGCGAGGACTTCCTGTCAGGGCTTGAGGCCGCAAGCCTCCAAGCCACTGGCCAGGGCTTCATTCTCGAAGGCCGGAGCCTGTTCGATCAGGTGGATGCTCTGCGTGAGCAGGCTGAGACCTATGGAGAGGGGATGGAGGAGGTTGACGCCCTTGCGGCTGATCTTCTCGCCCAGCTCCTGACCGGTCTCGATGCTCAGCAAATCGGTGCAATCCGGGACGATCTTGGAGAGCGCGCCGATGAGTTCTCACAGGTGTTCGAAAACGCCTTGAACACCATCACCGGCGATGGCGGTGCTCTGGATACGTCTGCGCGCGCCCTGGAGCAGTTCACCGAAGAGCTTGAAGCTCGTATCCGTTCGCTGCTCGAGACCGGTGTGGGCGGTGACATCAACCGCATCATCCGCGAGTTCACCGAGGGCACGGCGCAAGCCACCGCTCTGGGTGCGGATCCGACATTGCTCTTGCGTCGGGGCATTCTTGAGCTTCAGCGTGCCGTCGAGACAGCCTCACCAGAGGACTTTGACGAGCTCATTGCAGCCCTCGATGATGTTCCAGAAGCGCTGCGTCCGTCAGCTGACGCCATCCGCGCCTGGGTGGCTGAAGTGGAAGCGGCGACTTCAGAGCAGGAAGCGGCAGTCGCCGCCCTCGGCGCTTTGCAGGAACGCATCGCGTCAGAACGGGAAGCCGAGCGTCTGGAAGCCCAGCTTCTCCAGGCCAACGCGAACCTGATGCAGTCGATCTACAATGCGGAGGCCTCCCGCCTCCGTGAAATCGCCTCGCTCCAAGAGCAGACGGATCGCGAACGCATCGCCCAGATCGAAAACGAGGCGCGTCTGTTTCAGAGCGCCGCGGCCGAGCTGGATCGGTTCCTTGGCGGCCTGTCCTTTTCAGCGTCGTCGCCTCTGTCTTTGGTCGATCAGCTCTCTGAAGCGCAATCGTCCTATGACGCGACATTGGCGGCAGCGCGCGGCGGTGATGCCGATGCCGCTGGCCGGCTGGCGTCAGAAGCAGAACGCCTGCTGGGCCTGAACGCTGAAGTGAACAGGTCAGGCGTGGCTGGATCTGATCTATTCGAGCGCATTCAAAATGAGCTTGAGGGCGTGCAGGGCTTTGCTGCAAGCCGCGGCCAGGCGGCGGGCACATATGAGGCGAGAACGGCTTCCGCAGTTGAGCGTCAGCTTGATGAACTGCGAGGTCTTCTCGGGGTCAATGATGACGGCTTTGACGGTGTCAGGTCATCGCTGGAAACAGCGGCCGCCGCCGCCGCCGCCCGTGGTCTCAGCCTTGATGAGTTCCTGGCTTCCAACTCGGAGGCTTTGGACGTTCTCGCCAATGGCGGCTTCGCCGATGCCGGCGAGTTCGCCAGGAACGCGTTTCAGGCGGCGCTTGAGGCCCTGAACCTGGAAGAGGAACGTCAGTCTGCGCTGGAAGAGGCAGAGCGGCTTGCTGAGGCGGCCACTGACGCCCTTGAGCAACTTCTTGAGGGCGAGGGGCTGTCCAGCCGCTTTGCGGCCATTCTGGACGGTCTGGACGGCTTCTCCTCTGGTGTTGATGACGGCGCCAGTGAGATCGTCGGCGCTCTTGGACAGGCAGCGAGCAGCATAGCTGGCGCTGCTGACATGATCACTGCGTCCGCCCAGGCGGGCGTGGATCAGATCAATGCTCAGTCGCAAGAGGCGATCTACGGCTTCAACGATCAGGTCGGTGATCTCGTCAGCGGCTTCCAGGATCAGATCGCGGATTACCTGCGTCCGCTTCCTTCAGCTGTGCCGGTCGTCACGACCCGTCCCGGGACAGGTGGCGGCGATCGCGAGCTCGTCAATGAAGTCAGGCGCTTGCGGGAAGATCTGTTGAGGTCGCAGGAGACGGGCAATCGTCTGAGCGCGGCGCAGCTTGATCAGCTCGCGGAACTTGGCGTCACGCCCGCTCAACTCCTGCAATCGAACTTGTCGAGGATCAGTGCATGACCCGCCTCCATACTGAACCCCAATATCTCATCGAGCTGGAAGCGCACGATGGGACTGTCTACGGCTTCGCTACGGGTCGCGGGTTTGCGCCTGTTGATCCTGATGCGGAGCTGTATCGGGGGCAGTATGACGGGCGTGTCAGCGCTGATACCCGGCTCGTTGTGCGTCGTGAAACTGACGGCGCGGGATCGTCTACAGGGGCGGCGGGTCAGAGCTTCGGGGCCATCACCCTCAATAACGCGGATGGTGGCCTCGATGTTCTGGGAGAGAAGGGGTTTGACGGGCGCGCGCTACGCATCCTCTTCGCTCCGGCTGGCGCGCGGTCTATGGCCGACTGTGAGCCCGTCTACAGAGGCACGGTCACGGAGCTACAGGTCCAGCGCTTGACCGTAACGATCCAGCCGCGAGATCGGCTCGAAGAGCTGAACACACCCATCGGCTCGACTGTTGATGCGGCAGAGTGGCCGGAAGCGGACGGGGAGCGCATGCCTGTGGTCGCAGGGGCGGCGGTCTCGGTTCCGCTGTTCTGGCTTGACCGGGTGTTGCTGATCGCCGCTGTCCATGACGGTGAGGCGACCGTCAACGGGGTCTATGACCTGGGTGTCGCCCTGACGGCTGGCGCGGCCTATGCCGACATGGCCGAGCTGAAATCGACTGCCCCGGCCAGTGGACAGTACCGGGTTCTCTCGACCGCTTCCGGAACCTTCGTTCGCCTCGGCTCTCGTCCGCAGGATCATGACAAGATGGCGGCGGACGTGGCGACCGCCACCACGGACGGGCCGTCACAGCTTATCTCACTGGCCTCAAGGGCAGAGAGCTTCGGTAGGGTGGTCGAAAACCTTGTGATCAACTCGCATACGGGAGGGGCTTTTTACGGAACCGGACCCGCCGCTCTCGTCGAAGACAATGTTGCCGACCCGTGGGGCGGTAATACCGCTCAGCGAATTTCCTTTGATAAAGACGCTGGTCAAGTTCTGGTTCGAGCCAACCTCATCGAGAAACCGTCATTTCCGGTGACAGTCTCTTTCTGGGCGAGGATCGTCAGTCAAGGTGGGCCGTGGTTCATCCGGGCGGATGTTTCTGATGGCAGTCAGGGAGATTTCACCGATCAGCTATCCAGCGATTGGAAACGCATCAGCGTTTCTTGCGGCGATGATGGTGTGACCGACCTTAACGGCTTTCTCGACTTCGGTCTTGGTGGTGTTGGTGGCTCCTTGGTCATGGACGTTGCCGGAGCTGATGTGAAGATCGGGGATGACCTGACTGCTTACGTCCCTTCTAACATCAGAAATCTCGATCTAGACGTGGCTCACGCGGGCTTAAACACTCAGAGCCCTGAGCCGGTGATCAAAACACTTGGGCGTGACTGGACGGTCGGTGGATGGTGGCCGGGCGAAACCTCGATCCTAGATGCAGTCTCGGAGATCGCGCGCAGCCTCGGCGCCGTGATCTTCTTCGACCGTCTCGGGCGTCTCTCGGCGGCGCGTCTTACCCCGGAAGCCGGGGCTGGCGTGATCGGTATTTACGGCCCTCAAGAGACCTCGCCGGGTGGCGGCGCGCGTCGAGCGACCGAGCTTGATAGGCTTCGCCTGGGTAAGCCTGCGCGCGAGGTCAGCGTGGGATACTCGAAGTCGCACGCTTTCTATTCAGACCTTGGGGCCCTCTGGGATACAGCGCCTGCCCGTGCAGAGCGGATCAGCCGTGAATACGCCCGCTCGGTCACTGAAGACGCCGCTGTCGCCACCAAGCATCTACTCGCCAGCTCCATGCGTCTGGACACGATCCTGGAGAACAAAGCCCAGGCGGAGACGGTTGCTGAAGAGCTGCGCGCCGCACAGGGCGCTTGGTTTCACACGACCATCATCAACGCGGACGAAACGGCGTTCCAGGCGCTGGACCTTGGTGCGCGGGTAGACATCCATGAGAGCCGTTGGTCGGGTTCTGCGATCAGCACGGTGGTGCGAGAGATCGCGCATGATCTGACGGCCGGCACTATCACCCTCGGAGTTCGAGAATGACCCAGAAGAACGTCACCATCGGCTTCCCGCTACATGACGCCAGCCTTTCAGGCGGTGATTGGACAGCAGCCAGGCCTCTGGAGCGGGCTCTGAATCCTGTCCTTTCGGATCCAAGCCGTTCATCGGGTCTCGCTACGGCTGACACACAGTTTGTCGCCAGTTTCGACAGCTCTCTACCAACGGGGTGCGTGGCTCTTTGCGACCACAATCTCAGCCTCCAAGCGCGGGTGCGCGTCGAGCTGCTTAACTCGTCGGATTTCGTGTTGGAGGACAGCGGATGGAAAGACGCCTGGCCGGAGGTCTATGGCGTCTATTCTCTGGCTTGGGGTGACCCGTCCTTCATGAGCTTGAGGCCTGACCCGCGTGAGTTGAAGCAAGAGATTGGCACCTACGTTCACCTCTTCGCGCAGAACCGGCTCGCCTCGAAAGTGCGCGTCAGCATCGACGATACGTCAAATCCAGATGGGTTCGTGGATCTTGGCTTTGTCGCCTTCGCTACGGCGAATGAGCTGACGATCAACCCTCAATATGGGGCCACGGAAGGCTTCGAGGGGCGCTCCAAGCGCCAGACGAGCGCGGGCGGCGTCGAGAGCTTCGAAAGGCGTAACAAGCCCCGCATCTATCAGGGTGAGTTGATCATGCCGACCACAGAGCGCCGGAGCCTGATCGACCGGATGCACCGCGAACTCGATATCGACGGGGTTTTCATCTTCGTTCAGGAACCGGCGGAGGCCTTGTTCAAGCCTCTGACGCAGTGGGCGGCGCGGCTCGCGGAGCTGACGCCTAGCCAGCGCGCTATGCCAGAGCACGACCGCGTTCCGATCCGTTTCAAGCAGGTGCTGTGATGACTGACGCGACCGATCTCCTCGCCAGTGTGAACCTCTACCCATACGACGCCTCTGCGAACCCCGGTGGCCTCGCTGCTGGCGGGTATCTCGTCGAAGAGGGCGGGGTCTCGCTCGTCGCGCGGGCCGTCCGGGCGATGGGGGCGGCGACGGCATCGGTTCAGGCCTTGTCCTCGCTCGACCCTGCCGGGGATCAGGCAGACGCGAATGCGATCACTTCACTGAAAGCGCCCGCCGCTGATGACGTTTCGCTTGCCTCGGATGCGGCCACCGCGGCCCGCGCCGCTGTCCCGCCTTTCGACTTCACCCTGCTCTAAGGGGCTCTCATGACCTATCCAACCGAAGCGGTCTCGCGCCTTCAGGCGTGGGACACGGCGGGCTTTGACCTGCTTTCGCAGTCCGCGATCATCGAGCAGTTCAGCATCGTCGCTCAGGATTACTCGCTCGTCGTGACCTTCACGCTCGATGCGGCCGCACAGGCAGAGGCGGACAGCACGGCGATCAGCGAAGCCCGGACGCAGGCCGAGGCGGACGCACAAGCCGTCGAAGATGCCCGCGTCTCCGCCGAGGCCTCTGAAACCTCAGCACTTCAATCTGCGGCGCTCGCCGCATCCCGCGCCGCCGCGCTGAAGCCTGCGGCCCGCGCTTACCTGTTCGGGAAAGGAGGCCTGCTATGGCCGGAACTCTGAAGACACACACGACCCTGACCTCTGCCGGCGTCTGGTCGAAGGTCATGGGGCAGGGCGTTCGCGGCTTGACGGCGACGGACGAGTACACGGCGACGGTTCAGGTGCAGAACCGAGGCGGGACCAAGGCGACCGTGATGATCGCACTCGTCGATGGGAACAGCGAGCCGTCGGATGACGACGCGGGTGTGATGCGACCTATCGAACTGGCCTCGAACACTATCCAGCCCGTCACCGGGATCGTGTGTGAAGCCGGATACACGATTTGGGTGAAGACGAGCCAGATCGCGAACGTCTGGGCCTACTGCGTCTTCAACTCGACCTCATAGGAGCGGCTATGACTTTCCAAACTCAATTTCCGGGCGGCGGATCGGCAAAAGCGGCCTCAGCCGCGACCGCGTACTCGATGATCATGCAAGCGATCAACACGGCCTCGGTCGATGGCGGCTACAAGATCGCGGAGCAGCAGGGCGTTTTCGCGGAACTCGCGCCTTTACTTGATCCGGCACTTTCGATCAGTTCCGCGAAGATCACCGAGGCGTTCGATAACGCGACGGACGCGAACAGTCTGGCGTCGTCCTCTGTTTTCCGCGACCTGGTGAACGCGGGCGGGTACGTGGATCAGCTTGGTCGATCTAGTGCCGAGCTTTTCCATTATTACGGCGGGTATCTGCTCGCGGATATGGAACTCGTCAGGACCACATCTGGCGACCCGACCCTCGATGCGATCTTCGGTTACGGCATCGTATTTAACGCTGACAAAACGGCGATCTACTACGGCGCTTCCGGCAGCGAGATTGGGCGCCGCCCGCTGTCTGAGGCAGGAAACATTCTCAGCGCCGGGGCCGAGACGAAGTTCAACATCAACACCCTTTACGGAGGCAACAGCATCCTTGGGTTTGATATGTCACCTGACGAAAGCCGCTTCTTGATCGCGGATAATACGCTAGACGACCTCTACGAAGTCATCCTGATGACGCCCGGTGACATGAGCACGGCTACCGTGGGGTCAAACCAATCTACCTCCAACGTTCCGAGAGCGCCCAGCTACAACCAGGATGGAACCGCGGCTTGGTATTACAACACGCAGAACAACTATTTCGTTCGTTGGCCGCTTTCCACACCATACGACTTCTCAACGCGCGGGACGCCTCAGAATTCGTCAAATACAGGCTCTGTCCATAATGGCGGATCGAGCTGGTCCAGCATCCGGTGTATGCGGCCCAATGCCGATGAGACTGAATTTTATGTCGTGTTCGCAACGAGCGGGGATGTCTACCTGCATGAGCGCGATAGTGCAGGAGCCGACCCTTGTGAGGTGAGCGCATCGTCGCAGCAGACGATAACCCTGCCCAGCCCCCCAGGCGGCATAAACTCACTTTGGTTTGAGAATGATGACCTTCGCGACCTTTGGGTTGCGGACACCGGGAGCAACGCACTTCAGTACCGCATCCCACCCACTGAACTTCAGGCCCCGGCATAAGGAGCGACCATGAGCACTCTTGAAGACAAACTCTCCGCCCTTGAAAACCGGATCGCTGCGCTCGAAACGCCCGGCATTGACCAAGGCCAGTTCCGGCTCCTCTTCACCTTCGAGGAGCGGCAGGCCGAAGAGGTCTTCCGCCAGAAGGCGCAGGAGACGGTGAAAGGGGCGATCCCCGAGCCGGTCGATCCTCTGGCGCCCACGCCTGAAGAGACGGAAGAGCTGAACGCATGGCTCTCCGCCCGGCTCTATCTGACCATGCGCGCGGACTTCGATCAGGCTGCGTATATCGACCTCACTGATCCAGCCGTCAGCGCGGCGCTCGACTTCTACATCGCGTGGGGGCTGATCGCACCCGAGCGTAAGGCGGAAGTGCTTGCCGGGACCAGGCCAATCTGATCCCGGCTAGGCACTAGCTTTCGTGCTTGGCACGTTCTTCCCTGACGGTTTCGAGAGCGCCTTCGAGGGCTTCTTCAGAGGCCTTCAGAATTCGAGCACGAAGTTGGCTTTCAGTGAGATCGCCAGAGCCGTCATATTGGATTGGGCCAAGAGCCAAAGAGCAAACAAGTCCTACCTTTGGTTCCCCTAGTTGAAGGGAGATGTTGGCCACATCCTTCTGGAGGTTCGGCGTCAAATTGTTCAGGGTCCAGCCCGCCATTTCCGCTTTCCTTTCATGATTAAAGCGTCATGCGATAAGGGAAGCGGCTTTGCGCAATTCAACCTTGGGCATGCAATTTTTTCAGGGCGTGACGCCCGACATTGGAGATTAGCTTTAAATATTGATTTGATTATTTATTAAGCTGTTCAGGGCTGGAACCATCCGGTCTAATGAGTAAATAAATATAATAGCAATAATTGTAGAGAAGTAATAACGCATTCTCTTGTGAATTACGTATATGGATAAAATTATGGCTGATATTGAAATAAAAAAAATCGAAAGCCATGTTATTAGAATGGCTGCGTTGTGGGGCTCCTCGTTCTCCAGTGGGTGCGGCCATCTACTCGAAACGACAAGAACAAGTGCTCCAAGTTGGAAAAACAATATGCCTGCAGATGCGTGAAACATTAATCCATAACTTTTGGATTTTGGGGGCGCATTTGGTTGCATAATGAGGGCTCTGATGGCTATTGCTGAGTATATTATTGCTAAAATTGCAAAGCCTTGTATGTCCTGAGTCGGGGTTGGGATTGGAACTAAAGACCAAGCGTATGCAATAGTTTCTTCATATGCCGAAGCCAGAATTTTAAGCTGTTTCCAGTGAAGATTGAGCCCAATTAAAT